GTGGCTAACACTAGTCTAGTTAAGATTGTCACTCCGGATCAGCCAGAACGGCAGCAATGGCTCAACGACTACGCCCATTCAGAGTACACCTTACTTGAGATAGCAGCAGGAACTCCAATAGAAATTTTATTAAAAACAATTGACTTATAGATAAAAGTGTTGTATTATATTACTAAGTTACTAAGTTAATAAGGTTAATTACTGTGATCCATACAATCGAAGACTGTCTAGAAATAATACTCGGTTCAAAGAAAGACTTAAAAACACCTTTTGAGGTATCCCTTAGGGATGCTTCTTCTTTTAGAAGCATAGCAGGCCAAATACGTAGACTAATACCGCTGACTGACCTTGAGCACATTTACTTGCAACGCAAGATGTCAGAGAACTTCTACACCGAGCAGTTTATAAGATATGGACTTGATGCAGACTCTTACGATGCTGTACTTGACAAAACACGTAATAAGTCAGAAGAAAACAACCAAAGTAAGTACGTCGGAATAGTAGACGAGTTAAAACTCCTAAAAGACAAGTCTTATCGGACTGTTCCAATGAACTCAATTACTAAAGGTACTAAAGGTACTAAAGGTACTAATGACGGAAAAGGCCCGTGGATTAGCGTCAGGTTTCCGTTTAAAAGGAGTATACTAAAGTCTTTGGATCCGATTATTGAGAGTATTAACGAAGAGAAAGGAGAATTTTACTGTTTTGGAAACCAGACCCATTATTTTAGATACAATGAGAACACTGTTTATAAAATAATAACCGCAGTTGAAAATGAAGGGTTTGAGATTTCTAGTCTGTTATTAGAACAGTACAAACATCTGGAATACATTAACCAGAATAAAGATAAATTTTTACCCATAGTACTCGATGGTCAGTTGAATAACTTCCATCCAGCAACTGAAAAGTATCTAATTGGCACCCTGGGCTTGCCGTCAGTGTCAACAGTAGTAAAGTATAAAGATAGGTCGTTGCTGTTTGGTGTTAGTCAAATAGATTCGTGTATGCTAAACAAAGGTTTGAAAAAAGTAACGTCATTAACAGGTAAGTTAGCCTCTAGGAAGTCTACGGATGTTTTACTAACACCTGAGACATTTTCTCTAAGAGAGGTAGTGAAATCATTAAATGAACTAGATCGTAATCTTGTACTGGTAATAGTGAACCAAGAGACTGCATTAGATTCTGTGAGGTACGTTGTTAATGAGTTTAAGAAATACATCAATCATTCGGAGATTAGTGTAATGTTCAGACTTGATAACAGCGTCAATGCAAGGTTTAACAACTATGTTAAAGACAACGATTTGAATTCTCCAGTCGACGGACTTACAAAAGTAGTTGTAATATGCAAAGACAAACTTCCTAAACCTTTACTAAAAGTAGAATGGTTTCCCGACTGTGTATTAAGGTTAGGAAGTTTACGTTCTCAACTTAAAGTAGATCAGTGGGTTAGCGAGTGTGACTTAGTGATACATTACGATGATGTTGCTACTCCGTGGACTCCACCTAATTCAAGAAAAAGGAATATCCAAAAAATATAATGCCGACATGTAAATTAATCATAGACGACGAAGTTAACATAAAGATAGAAGGGCTACCTGTTGATGTTCGTCGCAAAATATCATCAGCACTAAAGTTTGAGGTACCCTACGCAAAGCACATGCCTCAATATAAGCTAGGACGATGGGATGGCAAAGTAGCGTTCTTCGGTATAGGCGGAACTGGCTACGTGAACCACTTAGACAAGGTTGTAGAAGTACTAGACAGATGCGGTTACACAATCAGTGAGATTGAAGATCGCAGAGAACCAGTACAGTTCAACTTTCCTAAGATCACCGAAGAGTATTGGGGAGACACTTGCTGGCCAGCTGGACATCCTGCCGAAGGCGAACCTATTCGCATGCGAGACTATCAAGTCGAGGTTGTTAATAACTTCCTTGAAAATCCCCAAGCACTTCAGGAGGTTGCTACTGGTGCAGGTAAATGTCGAACTTATGATTCTACAATGGATATAGATGTAGGTAATTCTGATTTTGCTGAATATTTGCTAGATAATAGTAAGAAATAGCAACTGGAGCAATTCTATGAACGTAGCAACTTTTTGTAAAACATATCAGCGAAAAATGTGGAAGTCGATGATTACTAGGAAAAAATTAGATTTCACCTTATTAGATGTAATAAAGTTGAACAATGAGCAACTTTACTATATACCGTATAATGGATATCATAAATTTACAGTAAGTACTTCACACTGCTTAAAGTGTAATGCAGCACTAGTTATCGGATTTAGAAAAGATGAGTTTATAGTATCAACATGCAAATGTTCAGCAGATAACAAGAATTATGCTACTTTAGAAAAGTTAACAACCGTATTTCCTGTAAGTGAAGCAAATGACGTATTATTATCATTTGCAAAGCGAAAAACACGGAATTTACAAAATGTACTAACTCATTGGACATCGCGTGGACATACTCACGAGGACGCAGTACAATTAGTGTCAGAAGTACAAGCAAGTCGATCGTCACTGTCGCCTGCTGCACAGAAAGGTGCACGGGGGTATTCGATAAGAACACCCGAATACTGGATTAAGCAAGGGTATTCTAAATCAGACGCTGTGCAGAAAGTAAGTAATCTTCAAGTTACAAACGGCTTAGAGTTTTATGTTAACAGATATGGCACTGATGAAGGCAAAGTACAGTACGAAAAACGAATAGCAAAATGGTTAACATCATACACTCGTGCCATGGAACTAGATCCTACAATTAATGAAAGAAAAATGGTTGGGTTTTGCAACGCATCAAAAGAGTCGCTAAAAGTGTTAATGCCAGTCTATGAAAAGTATAACGATAAAATTCGTATATACTTAGGCATTGACGGAAATACTGAATATTTTTTGCGCGATGACGATAGTATACGATTTTATGATTTTACGATACCTGAGCTTAAAATAATTGTTGAGTTTCATGGATCTAAGTTCCATGCTAATGCAGAGTTATTATCTGAGCAACAACTGTTAGAATGGAAGAGCTTATTTTCAAATGACTCAGCAGACTTGGTTATTGCAAAGGATACAGTAAAGCGAAAAATAGCAGAAAGTCACGGATACACATTGTTAACAATTTGGGATACCGACGACGTTAACCAAGCAATTACTAAAATTACAAATTTAATAGAAGGAAAGCTTAATGAAATTTAACATACCAATAGGGGAACTAGCAGAGTCGATTGCAGAGTACAAAGGAGTACTACTAAACGATAACTGCGAAATTAATATTAACGACCTTGATTGTAAAGTTAATACACCATCAGGACCTGCTACTATTAATGTTATAATTAAAAAAGAAAAGTTACAAGGCATAAAACTATTACTTGCAAATGGTGTAGAAGTAAAATGTGCAAACCGTCATATTCTCCGGCAAAATAACAAAGACGTTTATGCTTGCGAGCTATTGCCGGGAAATGTTGTTGAAACGATTGCAGGTGAGATTCAGATAGTTAGAATCGAAGATATACTAGACACTGTGTTTTACGACATAGGTATACCGTACCCACATCTATATTATGATGCTAGCGGTGTATTGCACCACAACACCATCATCACAGCCACGCTATCAAGGATTACAGAGCCGCATGGACGTAGCTTAGTTGTTGTGCCTAACAAAAGTTTGGTTAGTCAAACAGAAAAAGACTATATCAACTGTGGGCTGGACGTAGGTGTATACTTTGGTGACAGAAAAGAACTGGGCAAGACCCACACTATATGTACATGGCAGTCACTAAACATCCTCGACAAGAAAAACAAAGCAGGTGACTCAGTACTGAGTCTTGCAGAGTTCTTAGATGGCGTATCTACTATCATTATAGATGAGTGTCTTGACGGCGACACATTAGTTACAACTCCAACAGGGAAAGTTGCTATAAAGCACTTAGAGGTCAATGACGTAATAATTAACTTATGCGAAGAAACAAACACATATAAAGAAGACGTTATAGTTAAAGTACATAAAAATCTGTCAAACAGTGACTCTGAGAATATGCTAGAGTTAGAGTTTGACAACGGTAGTGCTATTAAAGTAACAGCCAACCATAAGTTTTTAACTAACAAAGGCTGGGTAAGAGCAGACCAGCTAACTGATGATCTAGATATTATTGACATAAATACATACGGCTAAAGGAGAAGTGTTTATGGCAAAGAGTTTTGATATTGACAAGTTTAATAGAATTCTAAAGAGTTTTGCCCAAACGGTATGCGCAGAGAGTATATCGGTAAACGAAATAAGATTATCTAACGGAGTAACTATGACCACCAAGCGAGACATTCGCTTGTGTAAAAAAAGAGTAATGTCCGGCCATGCTGTATGGAAGGAAGAGTTTGACAGTTTGTATAGCACCGATATTACTGTTAGATTGCTTGCTGAAAAAACAGCAAGAGCAGTTACTTCAAAGAACGGTGGCATATCTTGTCAAGCAAAACACAGCAATAAGATAAAGGAAAACCTAAATAACGGAACACCTTGGAATAAAGGAATGAAAGGCAACTACCCTTATTCGTTGCCGGTGTCAGACGGAACTAAGAAAAAAATTAGTCTAGCAAATCAGGGCATCAAAAACGGAATGTACGGAAGTACAATGTCGTTAGCTGATCGGCAGCATCGTAGTAAAATAATGAAAGAAAAGATCTTAGCTGGAACATTTACTCCGAACTCTAATAACAGAAACACTCATTGGGATTCTTGGTACAGCGGCAAAATGTACAGGAGCTCGTGGGAAGCATTGTACCAATATTTCGACCAAGACGCAGAATACGAAACCGTACGCATCCCGTATACATTTAACGACATTGACTGCGTGTACATAGTTGACTTCGTTAATCATAGCAAACGACAGTTAATTGAAGTAAAACCTGCGGAATTGTTACATGACAAAAAGACCAAAGCAAAGCTAGCGGCAGCAGCCTCGTGGAGCAAACAAAACAATTATGTATTCATAATCGCAGATAAGGATTTTCTCATCGCAAAAGGAGTTCCTGAGAGTTTAGAAAATTTCGACGCTAGTACACAAAACAAAATTAGGAAGTTATATGAAATTAGTTAAGAAGACAGTTATTAACAAGCCAGAAACTGTGTACAACTTACACGTTAAGAATGATCACAATTACATTGCTAATGATACAGTTGTAGCAAATTGTCACCAAGCAAAAGCAGAAGTTCTTAAAAGATTGCTTACACAAAATCTTAAGAATGCCCCTATACGCTGGGGCCTAACTGGTACTGTGCCCAAGGAGGCATTTGAGTTTGAAAGTATCCATGCAAGTCTTGGTCCTGTTATTGGTAAGATTAGTGCAAAAGAATTGCAGGACAAAGGCGTGCTGTCACAGTGTCATGTAAACATAATGCAGTTACTTGATGTACAAGCATTTCAAGACTATCAGTCTGAGTTGAAGTATTTGGTCACTGATCCAGACAGACTTGCTTATATGGCCAGGGTACTAAACAAGATCAAAGAAACAGGAAACACACTTATTCTTGTTGACAGAATATCCGCTGGCAAAGAACTAGAACTAGCAATTCCGGATAGCATCTTTATCAGTGGTAGTATGAAAGTCAACGAAAGGCAGGATTCTTATGACGAAGTACAAGAAGCAACTAACAAGGTTATTATTGCTACATATGGCGTGGCCGCGGTGGGCATCAATATTCCACGTATTTTCAATCTTGTACTAATTGAGCCAGGCAAAAGTTTTGTGCGAGTAATACAGTCAATCGGCCGAGGCGTTCGTAAAGCCAAAGACAAGGACTTTGTACAGATATGGGATTTCACATCTACATGTAAATTCGCCAAGCGACACTTAACTGCTCGCAAGCGTTTTTATAATGAGGCACACTATCCGTTTACTATTGAAAAGGTAGATTGGACAGAGTCAAAAACAAAAACAACAAAGAGGTAATATGAGTTATAATGTTTTAAATTTGCAGTTATCACCGTGCCATCTTTTATAGTTGCCAGGGGACACTACTTTGTTGCAATGTGAGCAAGAAATTTTAGTTCGGTCTTTTGCTCGCTTGCTCATTAATTGTTTAGTGTCGTTAGAGTGTACAAGGCCGGTCCTAGCTTTTGAAATTTTATCGCCGAAGTCTTTGGGTTTCTTTCTACCCCTAAGAGATGATGAAATTTTTGACTTAGTGTCTTCGGATCTAGGACCGTCGTGTTTTCCTTTGTTAGCAGCTGATATTTTTGCTTTGGTGATCTCTGAATGGGTATACCAGCTTCTTGAATTAGTAATTTTTTCTACTACATCTTTATTGTTACGTGTGTGCCCTTTGTTTTTATTAGACAAGATTTCTTTAACTTCGTTAGTATGTGTTTTATTTTTAAAAGGAGATTCTTTGCCCGTTCTTTTTTCTGACATTAATGCTCTTGTCTGTGCGGAGACTGTTTTACCTTTATGCAAGGAGCTAAGTTCTTTAGATAGAGTTTTCTTTAATTTTTCGTATACTCTTGCTGTGACGTATCTATCTTGGTACTTGTTAGATACTCTGAGCATATTCAATGCAAAATACATTTGACTTTTTGCTTTACCTGTAGTAAACTTAGTTAATAAAAGGTGACAAATAAAATGTTCTCTTGCAGTTAGCTTTACTAGATTATTAGAACAATTAGTACCACCTAGAGATTTAGGAAGAACATGATGAATTTCGTAGTATCCTAATAAGTCTCTAGACTGTGCTGATATGATAATGTTATCATACCAGACTTTATATTTGTTGTGTATGAACATAACATTATTTATCAAATAAATAAGATACATAAGGAGAACTAAAATTCGTATACTAACGCTAGACAACAAGTGCTTTAAACTGGACAAGCTGCCCGACGAACTCGAAGAAGATATTCGCTTTGCAGTGCTTGATAACAGCAACCCAAAAGACCCTGACTTCTTTTGGATTCCTTTGATATTTCTTGAGTCTTTTAGTGCTCCTGCTATTGTTCTTAGGATTAACGGGCACGAAGTAACAATGCCAGTGGATTGGAGCATGGCCATCGCCTGCTCTGAAACAGGTAATGATATAGAAGTGCTACCATTAACAAGTATAAACGACAGAGGGTTCGAAGCCTTCTTATTCAATCCATTAACAGGGTTTCGTGTTGAATTCGACGAGTTTGAAATTATAAACTTTTATTCAGATGTCAAGTGGTATTTTCCTAAAATGAAAAACGGACAGTTACTTGCTGTGCCTATTTCCGACGGCCCTGCACCTCTGTGTGCTTATTTTGTTAAGGACATTAGCAGACAGTGCGAAGTAATTGACTATTCGGGTCTGTTCTAATGGGCAGCTTACACCCTGGCGCAGCTATGGTTTACGAGAGAGTAAACGGGACTGTTTATGCACGGTATCGTGATCCTCCTTTTGATCGAATACCACGATGGAAAATAGGAGGCTCTCCACAGATGGACCCAACTTTCGAAGAGTGGATGGACATAAACAAGCTGTCGACGGAAAACGAAACCTTCCGAAAACAGCTTGACAGACTTATGGTATTGTACTATACTATAAAAGATAGTTCTAAGGAGTAACGATGAAAGCAATTAAACAATGGCTTAAGGACTTTGTGCACAACGTTATAGTGCACCCAGCTATGATGTTCCTACCAGCAGACCTTGGTGACAAGATGCACAACAAAAATGCAGAGTGGGCTTTCGGCCGGTATGAAGGTCCAACCGAATTAGATTATGAAAATAAAAAGATACAGTCTGACGTTACAGACTGAAACAGCTCATTATACTGTTTTTAATCTACTATACTACTAGGAGAACAGCATGATAAAAACATACATAGACGTAGACTTTGATGCAGTAACTACAATCGACGAGCTATCGGACATATATCGACAGCCGCCGTATGACCCAGTTAAGTTCCCTAGGACAAAAAATGAAAATCCTGTAGGCATCCTCGAACAGTACAGGACAGCAACCCGTGATAACTATGAAAACGCAGCACTGGTACTTTACGTAGATCGTACTAGATCGGAATTAGAAAGCATAGTTGATCTAAAGGGAATGTGGTTCGACGAAGACGGTAATAGAACTGTACGGCCTGTAAGGAATACAGATGGCGAATAAGTTACCTATAAAAGATATCCTGGCTGCTATTGATATGAACGCAAAAAGCGTGTGGAAGGAGCTAGAGCCCGATGAACGAAAACAAGTTAGCTTTTGGTTGTTGAACCGTTACGTGAGCAGCGTTAACGGAAACCGTGACAAGCAAGAGCTGGCTGTTCTAAAGACCAACGAATATTACAACAAGCACTTCAACGACATTGGCGTTGGCAAAGACAACGGCCACCCGGAGTTGATGTGGCAACTGTTGTGCGCAAGTGGCGGAACTGAACAGATCGAGTTCCACAAGTGGATTGGCTTCAAGAAAAAAGGTGGTAGCAATGACAAAGCAGTTAAGTTACTCGAGCGCATTTACCCTAACATGAAAGCAGACGAGGTAGAATTACTTGCCGGACTATCTACAAAGAAAGAACTCAAACAACTGGCTGAAGAACATGGCATCGAAAGCGTCAAACTCTGAAAAACCCTATAAGTGTGAGTACTGTAAAACAGGATTTGTAAGAGAAAAAACATTAATGTCTCATGTTTGTGAAAAGAAACACAGAGCATTACAAAAGGACGAAAAGCGGGTCAAACTAGGCTACATAGCATTTAACCAGTTTTACAAACTAAGTGCCGGTGCAAAGAAAGACAAGACCTACGAAGAGTTTTGCAGCAGTCAGTACTATAACGCATTTGTAAAGTTTGGCAGTTTTGTATCGAACGTTAAGCCGTTGTACCCAGAGAAGTACATAAACTATGTTGTGACCAGTGGCGTCAAGTTAGATCAGTGGTGCAAAGAAGAGATGTACGAAAAGTACGCAACTGACTTGATTCGTAAAGAAGGCGTAGAAACCGCTCTAGAACGCAGCATTAACACAATGGTTATCTGGGCCAAAGAGAACAATTCAGCCTGGAATCATTATTTTTTGTACGCAAGTCCTAATAGAGTTATTTGGCATATTCGTGACGGAAAAATATCTCCTTGGCTTATGCTTAACTGCAAATCAGGCAAAGAAATGTTAAATAGATTTAATGATGAACAGCTAGGCTTGGTTTATCATGTACTGGACCCGAAACACTGGGCCCTGCGTTTTAAGCGACAGAAAGACGACGTGCAACTAGTTAAGGATGTAGTTAAGCGTAGTAAACTCTAGGAACACCAATGAAAATACTGATTATGGGCCTGCCAGGCTCGGGCAAGACTTGGTTAGCAGAACGTTTAAGAAAGTATTTAGACTGTGCTTGGTTTAATGCCGACTCTGTTAGGAACATGGCAAACGACTGGAATTTTGACAATGCTTCGAGAACTAGACAAGCTTACAGAATGCGAAACATGGCAGACTACGAGTCAGGACACGGAAGTATAGTAATATGCGACTTTGTATGCCCAAACGAAGAAACTCGCCTGGCGTTCAAGCCCGACTTAGTTATTTGGGTAGACACAATTCGAGAAGGGAGATTCAAAGACACCAATAAAGTATTTGTTCCACCGACGCATTGCGACATCCATATTGACACGTATCTAACAGACCAAGAGATCGAACGGCTTGCTGAACGAATAAACAACGACGTTATCTAAAAATGCAAGGACTATAACTAGTGGATATTGACATTGACTTAGCCGACCGATCAGTATTGCTCAGGCAAATTGATCATCGTGTTGCTGCTCTTGAAACAGGAAAAAAACATAACTCAGGAGTGTATGCTACTGAGATTCCTCACAACCCCGTTGATAACGTAGCAACTATTGATTATAAGACTGCTCATAATCGTGGCTATTTCAAAATAGATTTTCTTAACGTTAGCATCTATCAAGACATCAAGGACGAAGAACACCTTGTTGACTTAATGAACAAAGAACCAATGTGGGAGTTACTAGAGCATGCTGAATTCGTTAATAAAGTGTTCCACTTATCCGGCCACAGCGATGTAACACAGGCAATGAAACCACGGACGATAACTCAGTTAGCGGCAGTATTAGCAATGATTAGGCCAGCTAAGAGATACTTAATAGGAAAGCATTGGGAAACGGTATTGGAAGAGATATGGGTTAAACCATCGACTAGCGACTATTACTGGAAGAAGAGCCATGCATTTAGTTACGCAGTTGCCGTCGTAGTTCATGCTAATTTGTTATGTGAGCAGATTAGCTCTTAGGTTTGCGCACAAGTTGAATTGATTTTCTTTTTACACGCTTAATAGCAAGGTTATTTAAGTTTACGCACGGACCAGCGGCAACTCGTACATCTTTCGAGTTCATTGTAATGATGGAATAACGGAACGGTTCCATTTCTTTTCTTAAAAAGATATTAATTGGAATAGCTCTGTTAGATTCCCACCACCATACTCCGCCTAGTTCAATAAAATCTATTTTCTCATTTTCTGACCTAAGGTTAGTAAAAACGTACATACTAGTTACTACCTGGTCTTGATTTATTATAATACCGACGTATTCGTGCCCACCGTATGACACGATGCTTATAAAGGGGAAGTTGGTTTGAATATTTTTAGTTAACATATTTGTTTTATAGTTAGGTCTCGATAAATATACTATATGCAGCTTACACCTAGATATTTAGTCAAAAACAGAACCCTAGTTATTTCGAATGAAGTAAGCTTTCTTACGGAGTATCAACAAGTGTATCAAAGAGAATTACAAGTGTACAGGGGAATAGACAACGTCTTAGAATTCCAAGTACTAAACGCAGATCAAAAACCAGTTCCGTTAACTGGCAAGCAGCTAGTGTTCGTTGCGTTCGACGAAAAGAAACAGAAGATTATAGAGCATCTAGCAACAATTCTTATTGCAAACAAAGGACTTGCTAGTGTTACTGTAACAGAGAACGACATATTAAATGTCAAGCAACAATACCTGCACTACAATTTATATGTTATAAACGAAGATGACTCACGGTCACTTACGTATACAGACGAGCACTTTAACGCAAATGCAATTATATACATTAGCTCACAGGCATACCCAGGTCCGAGAGGACCTATAGTAATAGATCAATTTTTTGCTCCTACAGGTGGTAATTCAACGTTATACACATCAGAACCGGTCTCTGCCGAGCCAGGCATTAACGGCAACGAAGCTATCCACACCGCAGCTATCTATACTAACGGATATGTCGGAGACGTGATATTCGAAGCAACCCTCGAGAACCAATTAGACGGCGAAAATCAAGTTGAATGGACTGAGATTGTACGTGTTACGTACACCGGATTTGAAGAGAGTCCTACGCCGGTCAACTTCACTGGTGTTCTTAGTTATGTTAGAGTCCTAACTACTTCAGATCCTAATGAAACCATTGAAAAAATCTTAATTAGAAATTGACAAATCGTTGTTTCTGCGCTAAAATAATAGTATGAGCATAGTCGCAGAAACAACAATGCAGTACTGGATGTCTGGAAGAAAAACAAAGGCTAGTCCCAAGGGCTGGGTTGCTGGAAACGCACCGTGCTGTCACCACAACGGAGAGCGCCCCGACACTAGACAACGCGGTGGGTTAATTACTAATGCTAACGGTGGCATTACTTACAAATGTTTTAACTGTGGATATAAAACCTCATGGCAGCCGGGCAGACAGCTAACCTTTAAGTACCGAACTCTTCTACGCTGGATGCATGCTCCAGACGACGTTATTAACAAGTTAGCTCTACAAGTACTTCGAGAAAACGAAGGGGTAGTTGCTGAAGAACATATTGTAGAACTACCCAGTTTCCAACCACACGACCTCCCTAAAGAGAGCGTAAAGATTGCAGAGTGCACTAGCACTAGTAAATTCTTTGTTCGTGTAGTCGAATACATGCGCAGTCGCCAACTGTTCTTAGACGACTACAATTTCTTCTGGAGTAAGGAACTCGGGTGGCGAGACCGTTTAATAATTCCTTTTTACTGGCAGGGCGAGATTGTAGGATACACTGCTAGAAGCGTAGACTCAGACAAACGCCCAAAATATCTTGCTAGCGAACCAGAAGGTTTTGTATTCAACCTGGATGAACAAACGTTTGAAAAAATATTCGTGATAGTACACGAAGGCCCTATTGATGCAATATACACCGGCGGCGTTGCGTTGTTGGGGTCGGAGATTAGCGAGCAGCAACAGCTAATGATTGACCGGTTAAATAAAGAAGTAATAGTTGTGCCAGATAGAGACGCATCAGGTAAAAAGCTAGTTGAGGCTGCAATAAGCAAAGGCTGGCACGTGAGCATGCCGGAGTGGGAGTCGGACATAAACGACGCCGGGGATGCTGTTGAACGATATGGAAGACTTTATACCTTATACAGTATTGCTCAAGCAGCTGAATCGAGTCCTTTGAAAAATAGATTGAGAGCAAAAAAATGGTTTACGTAAGGCAATGAATACAATCGAATCAGGCTACATGCAAAGTGAATTTAACGATGCAACAATAGTTTGTATCGACGGTGTTGGCGAACGAGAAACGATTAGTATTTGGGAAGCTGTTGGAACTAGAATAACAAAAGTGTACGCACAACAATTTCCACACAGTGTTGGCATGTGGTACACTGCAATGGAACAACGGATAGGAGCTGACCACAAGTCAGAAACATTATTAGAGAAAGCCGAGAACGGCGACCCTAACAGATTGTTTCTTGAAGTGTTGCATGATTTTATAGCAACAACAGGCTGCGGATGGGATCCTTGTACTGAAATAAAGCACGACCTTAGAGGCGGGTGCATGTGGTGGCATCCTGAGTTATACACAAAGCAAGACATGCTGGACATAGCTGCTGCTACTCAACAAGTTTACGTATATATCTTACAAAATATAGTAGCGTGGAGCCGCCAGAACCTCCCCAGCAGAAATCTAGTACTCGAAGGGTTGCATCCTCTCCGTGAAGCAGACGCTATTAACCTATACGAATTCTATAACCGGATCTATATAACACGCTGAAACTATTGACAAAAGCAACAAGAGGCAATATAATTAAATAATGACAACAAGACAAAATACAGACTACGGTTACGAGATACAAAAAGTATACCTTGAGATGATGATGACAGACGCTGAGTCGTTTGTCCGGTGTCAAGCGGTATTTAACTCCAACAGCTTCGATAGGCGCTTACAACCAGCAGCAAAGTTCCTTAACGATTACGTTACAGACTACAACGCAATGCCTACGTTTGACATGATAAATGCCGCAGTTGAAGTAAACCTAAAAGATCCCGGACAACTGCAAGAGAATCATTACGACTGGTTGCTGGCAGAGTTCGAGACGTTTTCTAGACACAAGGCACTAGAAGCAGCAATATTAAAGTCAGCAGACTTGCTCGAAAAAGGTGAATATGGACCTGTTGAAGACTTAGTAAAGCAGGCTGTACAGATAGGCCTGCAGAAAGACTTGGGGACAGATTATTTCGGAGACCCAAGGAAACGACTGGACGCCATTAAAGACAACAACGGGCAAGTAACTACAGGCTGGACTGACTTAGACAAGAAACTCTTCGGTGGCTTTAACAGAGGCGAACTAAATATATTTGCTGGCGGATGCGTAGTTGCCGAAACTGAGGTAAAAATAATTGAACTATACAACATTGACAAATTTATTGAAACAGGAGTTCTTAACAGTTAAAGGATCATTTAACGGTAAGAAACACCTTCCTGATGACGTGCTCGACAGTATATTAGTTCATACTGCTTTTTTAAATTATGACGCTACTATTAATACTCGAGTATCGTACATATTAACAAACACACAACATCAGCTATTGTGTAGTAACTGTAAAAAACCGTTAGAAGTAACGTCGACAATCTATAATCCTCCTGAGTATTGTTCGAGTAAATGTAGTGCTACTAGCGACAAGACAAAGAAACTAAGAGCAGATACTAGCAAAAAGACATACGGTTACGCAAACGTGTTGCAGAATCCTGAGGTGAAGCAACGAATATTATCAAAAAATATAGAAAAGTACGGAGTTGACAACGTTGCCAAGTCTCAGTTAGTAAAGGACAAAATATCCAAGAAAGCTAAAGAAAATGCCCCTCGACGACTACTTCTAACACAGGAGACAGTACGGCAACGGTATGGTGTGGACCATGTGTCTAAATTAGACAGGGTTAAAGACAAGAAAAAACAGACTTGCTTGGATCGTTACGGTACTGCTCATTACTTTAGTACGCAATTACACAAGGACAAGACCAAACAAACAATGCTGAAACTATACGGTGTAGAAAACGCGTCTCATAGTCCTTATTTCATTGACAAGATACGTACTACTAAGCAGGATAGATACCAGAATAGTGCTTACAATAATAGAGAACAAGCATTAACGACCATGAACGAACTCTACGGCGATGTTAGTGCAAGGCAATACTGGAGTGCACTTGCATCTAGTACGTTGTTGTCAGCTGACGAGTTAGCACGATACGCTAGCGGCAAAACTGTGAACAGTATGGCGGAGTCGTTAGAAGTTGCTCCTACTACAGTGTATTGCTATTTAAAAAAGTATAACATCTCTAACTTCGATAGTCGTAATAATCAGTATGAAGACATGATACGTTCGTTCTTAGATGAACATGGAATTAGCTACGAAACAAATACAAGATCTGTCATACCGCCCTTAGAACTTGATTTCTATATTCCACAGCACAGTTTATGTATAGAGTGCAACGGCATGTTTTGGCATAGCGAATTACTAGATAAGGATAAATCCTACCATCTAAACAAAACAAAACGATGTAACGACAAAGGGTTACAATTATGGCATCTTTGGGATTACCAAGTAGACCGTAACCCTGACTTAATAAAGAGTATGCTAACCCACAAGTTACTTAAACAACCTAACAGAATCGGTGCACGTAGTTGCTCTGTTGTAAACTTGACAGCACAAGATTATCGATCTTTCCTAGACGAGAATCATATTCAGCAGTCTATTAATTCTAAGGTAAAGTTAGGATTATTGTATAACAACGAGATACTAGCAGTAATGGGGTTTGGTGCATCACGGTTTGAAAAAGATACTTGGGAACTGCATCGTTTTTCGATTAAGAAGAGCTATCACATTCCTGGAGCGTCCAGTAAACTGTTTCGTAACTTCTTGACAACACAGCAGAATTGTTGTAAAATTATATCATATGCCTCGCGCGACTTCAGCAACGGAAACATGTACCAAAAACTGGGATTTAGGTTTGTAGACTATACTCCACCGGGATACACGTACTTTAAATCTCACGCAGTGTTTAATAGAGTGGCATTTCAGAAACATAAACTAAAAGATGTGTTAGAACACTTCGACGCTGGACTATCAGAATGGCAAAACATGATTAACAACGGATACAACCGATTTTGGAACACAGGAAACATAAAATATGAATTTACTAGATAAAAAAATTGAGTGGCTGTCGGCTCTATACCCTACAGACAAGTTGCGAAAATTATCAGAAGACCAATTATGTCTATTGTACGACCGCAGTCAACCAAAGAAGGTTCACATAAGTTCGTTGGAAAAAGTTCCAACGAGTGGCTATCGAATTAGTAGCCCTGACGGGTATGTTAACGCGCACTCATGGCGGAATAAAGGAAACAAGGAGTGTGTTACTGTAAGCACAGATGCCGGCAGTTCTATAACTGCTAGTATAGACCATTTTTTCGAACTGTTCAACGGCAAGTGGAAATACGCTAGTACGCTACTCGTCGGCGACTGTATTAGTACAGAGTCCGGCTCCGAAGTAGTAACCAGTATAGAAGCAGCAGGACAGCGTACAGTATATGACTTTCACATTGATCATGAAAACCACAGATACTACACTAATGGATTGTCTAGTCATAACTCAGGTGCAGGTAAATCACTGTTCCTTGCTAACCTAGGTGTGAACTGGGCGTTGGCTGGATTGAACGTATTGTACGTTACACTCGAGCTTAGTGAGAATCTGGTGTCTATGCGTGTTGACAGTATGGTCACAGGCGTAGGCACACGCGACATTTTCAAGAACATTGATGATGTCGAAATGAAAGTTAAGATGATCGGCAAAAAGTCAGGCAGATTTCAAGTTAAGTACATGCCATCCGGCAAAACGCCTAATGACATTAGGTCATACGTTAAAGAGTACGAAATTAAAACAGGCAGTAAAGTAGACGTGCTGTTGATTGACTATTTGGATCTATTGATGCCCAACGGTGCTAAGATTAGTGCAGAGAACCTGTACATCAAAGACAAGTATGTGAGTGAAGAATTGCGTAATCTAGCAATGGAACTGAACACTGTTTTTGTAACGGCAGCACAGTTGAACAGGGGAGCAGTAGAAGAGATAGAATTTGATCACAGTCACATATCAGGTGGCTTGAGTAAGATACAAACAGCAGACAACGTGTTTGGTATCTTCACCAGCAGAGCTATGCGAGAACACGGTCGCTACCAAATACAGTTAATGAAAACACGTAGTTCAAGCGGTGTGGGCAATAAAATTGACCTGGCGTTTGACGTAGACAGCTTGCGCATCTCCGACCTAAACGAAGACGAAGACGATGCAGCAGCAACAGCAAACAGTGGCGCCGGCAGTGGCGCTATTGTAAATGCACTCAAAAGAGGCAACACGTCAACTACTTCAGAAACTAGTAACACAACGATTGAAAATGAAACAGGAAAAGTAAGAGCAGAAACAGACAGTACTAAGCTGCGACAGTTCCTAAACGAACTGGGCGACGATGACGAATAAAATACACAAGAAACGTGTCTGTCGCACCGCACAGTGGGTCGTGTGCTCACTAGCGGTGCTGCTGTACTAGATGAAGAATTGGCTATTTGAGTTTGAGTCTAACTGCTATTTTTCGTAAGTAGACTGTAACATTAGAGGGGTATTGTGTATGGGGTTGCAGGTCGATAATAACCCCAAACTCAGGGCTGTTATAGTCCATAGTAGCACTAGCAATCTTCCATTCTTCAAGCCCGCCTGTGTACGTGTGTTCGTCAGCAGCTTCAAGGTCAGATTGATTCTTTCCTATCTTCTTATCCATAAACAAAGAGATTGTTTTATCCTGAGTTCTGCCTAACCTTGACACATGAAGGTACAGTTCAATGTATTCAACGTCTTGGTTGTTAACGTCAAAGCCGAAGTCAGTAAATACAATTGCACTGGATTCTACAGTGTATAATCCGCCGAAGTAATTAGAAACTGCACTAATAGGCTTATTGCTGACTAGTCCCCGACTAGGCGAACTGCCGTTAAAGCTCACTTCGTCTAATTCAAGTAATTGCGTTTTGGTAGGTTGTTTCCATTTAGTCCATGTCATCCATTATTTAGCGATAAAGTTTATGTCAGAACCTGCTGGCTCCCAGCACTCAATTATACCAAGCAATACGCATTGTTGTTAACAACATTACTGATTGCGGGTGTTACGGACGTAGACGCTCATGGCGCCCCATCTTGTGCTTTCTTGCAGTGACAGTTCTCGTAAGCTACTAAAGTTAGGAACTGGTTCGACGGTGACTAAGTGTCCCACTAACAAATTTAGTTTTGTTTCTTGACTACGTCCATCATAGTCAAGAAACAAAAAACATTCCGGAACGCAATGTTTACCGAGTTGAGGAGATAGTTCATCGTGCCCTATTCTAACGAAATAGTTAATATTCAACTTTTGTAATTCAATAGCAGCTCTTACTAACTTGCCGGGACCTATGCCACGTAGCCGATAGTAAACTGTATTTCCGTCTGGATCATTTTCGTTCAAGCTATTCATTCATCGCAATCCAATGCAGCCAACGCTTCAAGGTCATACCACACAGCCCCAGAAAAAGTAGCAAACAGTCTCATAGTCCGCTGTTGCTTACTTGTCCTAGTCCTAATAAACAGTAGGTATATGCTACCTGAGGAACCTATGTTCAAGTCCCAATCCGCTACGTCTATGTGTTCGTCACACCAATCGACAACACGTTCCAATCGGTCTCTGTCAGAAAATGTCGTCTCTGCTGAAAAAGGTAGGCTCCGCAGAATGAAGGCACTGACGTGCTTGAGGTCTTCGTTTACTATAGATTTAATTTCGTAGTGCATGTTGAAACCCCAGTCTTTAGTGATATCATATACGAAAATGGCCAGCGTGTCACCCACCACCAAAGCCCGAACCCGCGGAGCGGTAAGCGCATTTTTGCAGGGCAAGATCTCTGCGCTTATTTGCCTCACCGTTTACAGTCACCGTTTACAGTCACCGTACAGTCACCGTTTACAGTCACCGTACAGTCACCGTACAGTCACCGTACAGTCACCGTACAGTCACAGTTCAGTCACAGTTCAGTCACAGTTCAGTCACCGTTTACAGTCACCGTTTACAGTCACCGTTTACAGTCACCGTTTACAGTCACCGTACAGTCACCGTTTACAGTCACCGTTTACAGTCACCGTACAGTCACCGTACAGTCACTGTTTGCAGTCACAGTTCGGTCACAGTACAGTCACAGTTCAGCGCCGGCTTGTTTACCGCACAAGAAAATTTACACTTCAGTAAGAAAATTTACTCATTTGAAGAGTCTGCCAAGAAAATTTACACAGGCTAAGAAATACGCTGCGCAACCCGTCTAAGACTGCGCACAAAGAGTCTGCCGGGGCTTGCTAGCGTGCTAGCCCAGCCTTAGACTGCTGATGTTTGGATCGTCGCCAATTACCATCATAGCTATGTCACGCTGATCGTTACAGTCGAAGACTATGGTAGTAGAGTTGAGCTGGCAGCCGTAAGCGTCGTAGTCTGCCAGCATAGTGCTGATTGCAAAAGTTCGCAGACTGCAAGCCAATGGCGAGAGTTGGTCTTGATCCGTGTATTCAATAATAAGTTTGTACATACCGTTATTTACCGTTGGCCTGTTGGGAGTGAGGTCTCACTAGACAGCGTAGCTCACAGTAGAATCACAGTGTGAGTGAGGACTGTGTGACCGCTGTTGATCCACGCTCCAAACGTGTTCTTGCAGAGTTGTAAAAAATTGTGCGCAAAAAAATTTAGGGAAGTACTTACAATACCGTGGTGGTTGTTTTAGAGCACAGTAGAGAAAGACAGTAGAGAAAGGGTTCTTGCAGAGTTGTAAAAAATTGCGCGCGAAAATTTTAGGAGAAGTACTTATAGAAGTGAGGTGGTGATTTTGCACCCACTAGTTTTAAAAGAGAAGAGAAAAGAGAAAAGAGAAAAGAGAAAAGAGAAAAGAGAAAAGAGAAAAGAGAAAAGAGAAAAGAGAAAAGAGAAAAGAGAAAAGAGAAAAGAGAAAAGAGAA